GATTCAAATGTGCAATAGACGACGCCCGAGCCACTGCTGGCCGGATTGGCTGTTCCGCATTTGATGCTGCCGGTCGTGACGCCAGAAAAGAGCAGCCGGTTCAAAAAAATCTCCAGGCCGGAAGTATCGCCAGACCAAGTGAACGGGGCGCCGGTGTTGATGTCGAACGAGTTGTCTCGATCGAACTGGTCCCGCGCGATCGGTAGGCACCCTCCGCAATTGCAGCTCCCCAGATTGCAACCCGGACTGTTCTTTTTGAAGGCCATCGGTTTTACTCTCCGCCGCCGCAGCTCTCGAAGATGATCACGCGGCGTTTGCCCACTCGCACACCGACCAGGAATTTGTCAGCCTGAATCGCGACCTCGGAGAAATTGAAAACCTTCACCTCGGTCTCGGTCTCCTCGACGTCATCGTCGTCGTTCCAGACCCATAAGACCGCTGTTCCCGAACCTGGAGTTGAGCCAACCAGCGGCTCAATGTTGCTGGTTGCCTTGCAAATAAAGTTGCCCACCGAGATCGGCAAAGTCGGCATGTCAATGCGCACCCCGGGCGATGTTTTCGACTTGCTCGCCTTAAGCAGTGTGAGCAGCTCGCGCGCGGTTTGCGTGCGGAAACCGCCAATCGGTGGATCAGCCATGATGTGCTACGCGAAGGGGCCGAGGTTCAGATCGTTCAGGTCGGTTTTGCTGAGGCGGTTGAACAGCAGATATTCAGGATCTTCGCTCGGCCCCAGGCGGCGCCCGAACAGGCTGAGGTTGGTTTTCACCGGGTCGCCGTTGTCGTCGAGGTTGCGCTCCACCTTGCCGTTGCTCTGGTTGATGAACTGCTGCCCCTGGCACAGCAGCCGCATCTTCCACGTATCGGCGAGCATCTGGCCCGGGTTCTCGGGATCTTCCTTGATCTTGAACTTCACGCGGTAGGTCGCGTGCACGTAGCGGCTCCCTTCGAGCTCCTCCTCGGGCGCCTCGATCGGCTGCAGCCAGGCCGTGCCGATCGGCGCGTCATAGAACGGCGCCGAGTTGAGCTTGCCGCCATACAAGAAATTCGTCAGCGGGTTGAACGGCCAGGTCTCGTAGCGCGTGATCTCCAAGATGTGGATCATCGTCGGCGCGGTGACCAGGATCGCTTCGTGCGCGGGCGTCTCGATCGGATCGCCCGTGATCGCGTCCCGCTCGAGCAGCTCGTCTTCGAGCTCGCCCGTCCAGTTCACCCGGGCGCGGCGATTCTCCGGGTCGGTGTTCGGCTGATCGGCGTCGTCCGGCGTGACGTCGTTATCGAAGTCGATCACAACTTCGCACAGCACGCCGGGCAGACCCGTGTGCGGATTCATCACCGGCGAGATCTCGCGGACGTCGTGCCCCAGGCACACGGCGCCGCGGTACAGCGTGCCTACCTGCGGGATGCCGATCGTGGCAATGATGTCGTCCTCGTCCTCGTCCATGCCGGCGAGCACGTAAAACGACTGCTTGAATTTGCGGCCCTGCACCCACAGCCCGCTGCGCTTGGTGATCGCGATCAGGCCGGTCCGCTGGGCGGCTTGCTCGCCGAGGATGATGCCCATGAGTATTTCTCAGGAAATGATTGCGTTCGCCGGCGACCGGCGTTTACCCCACAACCTCGATTTCGATCGGCGGGCGGCCCGTGTTGGCGGCGATCTGCTGCTGCGCCGTGAGCTGGTCCCGCGCGATCTTCAGCGCCGGATCGTTCTGCGAGCGGGCTTCGATGAACGCCTTGGCCGCTTCGAGCGTCCCCTTCTCCAGTCCCTGCAGGGCCTCGAGCGGCTTGCGCTGGTTGGAGTCGGTCGAGCCGGGAGGGCTTTTCGCTCCCGTGGCTTTGCGGCCCGGGCCCAACCAGCCCCACATGCTGATCGTCTGAAGTGCTTTAATCGCCTTCTGCAAGGCCAGGGCCTTATCCAAAGCATCTTCGGCTTTCTTTCGATCGACCGCGTTCTTGGTGCGCATCGCGATCTCGATGGCAGCGAGCGCAGCACGCTTGATCTCCTGATCGTGGTCGACTTGCTGATCGGCTTTTTGCCGTTGCGTTGCCGCGGCCGTTTTGAATCCCAGCTCGACAGCGAAGATCGCTGCAGACATATCGCGACCGGTGATCATGCCTTCTAATTTGAGGTACATCACCAACAGGTCGACGAGCCGCTTCTGGACGAACTCAATCGCCGCATTCATCGCTTTGCTGAACCCAGCGGCAATGTCCAGCCAGACCCGATAGGCATCCAGACTGACCGATAGCAAGCCATTCTTCAGCATCTCCATCACCTGGGCCCAAACGGCGGCAACCGCCAGCCCGGCAAGCTTCATTGCCGTGGCAGTGTCACCGGCGGCCAGCGCCTCAGAAATGCCGGCCCAAGCCTTTTTCACAATCGCGAACGCCCGCATAAAGGCGGCGCCCAGCTCATTGATGGCCCCGCCGACAAGATCCTGTACGCGCGTGCTGAGCAGCAGGATCGCGGCCCCGATCGCAACAATGGCTGCGATCGTCAGGAAGATCGGGCTGCTGATTAGGAGCATCAGCCCTTTCACCAACCCGAGGATGAATGCCATGCCAGCGAGCGCAATTGAAGCCAGCTTGACCGCCACGCCCAATGCAAACATCGCTACGCCGAAGGTGCCCACAACGCCCACCGCTAAGGCGATTCCGGCGACGAGCACCTGGTTGGCGACAATCCATTCAGCGAACTTGCCCAGGAGCGTGGTGATGAGGCCGCCCAGCGGCATGATCAACGGCGTGAGCGCGCCACCGATCGCTAGCGCGATGCCTTCGATGCCCGCTTTGATCCGGCGGTAAACACCACCAGGCCCTGCATCCATCTGCTTGGCGGTTTTTGCAGCGACGCCGGCCGCGTTCATCAGATCCTGTTGCAGCTTTTTGACGTCGACGGAAACTTTCCCCAAAGCACTAGCGGCAGTGATACCCAGCAGGCCGAAGGCCTCGTTGAATTTCGCGGCGCGTTCGGCGGTCCCCATGTTCTTGGTGGCTTCGTTGATTTCACCGAGCACGTCGATGAGTGGCCGCGCATTCTTGCCCGCGTCCTGGAACTTGACGCCGAAGATGCCTTCGAGCTTCTGCGCTTCCGCCGCGGACAACGTGAGCAGCCGCCGCACGGCGGTACCGGCGCTCGAGCCAAGGATGCCGACGTTGCCTAAGGCGCCGAGGACCGCCAGCGTGTCCTCCAGCGTCATGTTGAAATCCGCGGCCACCGGACCGGCATAGCTCAGCGACTCGCCGAGCTGCTCCACCGAGTTGAACGTCGCATTCGCCGTGAGCGTGAGCACGTCAGCCACGCGCCGGGCCTGATCGGCCCCCAGGCCGAACTGCTGCAGCGTGGTGGCCATGATGCCGCTGGAGAGCGTCGGATCGGTACCCGAGGCCCGGGCCAGGTCCAGCACCGCGGCCGTCGCCTGTTCGATTTGCGCGGGATTGAAACCCGCTTTGCCCAGCTCCACCATCAGGCTCGCGACCTGCACCGCGGTGAAACTTGTCGTGCGGCCGAGCCGCTTGGCCTCGGTACTGAGCCGCGCGAACGCAGCCGCATCCGCCTGGCTGACGGCCGCCACGGTGCGCATCTGATCGTCGAAGTCGGCAAAGACTTTGGCGGAAAGCGCGAGCGGCAGGCCGGCCAGCGTCGCGCCCATGATCGCGCGGCGGCCAATGTCCGTCATCTTGGCGGCAAAATTGTTGAGCTTCTTGCTGATGCGATTGAGGATGTAGCTGGTCTTGTCGATCGCCTCGATCAACACGAACGCTTTGCCGGCTTTGACTCCCGAGGAGCTAGGCATACGGGGCTCCTCAGTTGAAGCTGCCTGTCCACATCGCAGGCAGTTTGGGAACTACCTTCGCGAGTGCCGGGCGCATGTAGGGACGTTCGGGGAAGCGCACGGTGGCGCGTTGATAGAGCAGCTTTTGCTTGAGGAACTTGCCGCGCTTATCGCGCTGCATGGGTCCGGTGCGTTTGCGCCGGCGAAAGTAGCCGGTTCGCACCCCGCCCTCTTCTTGCAGCTCGGGCACCGGATTCGGATCACCGAAGCCCAGCGGCCCGACCATCACGCGCGTGCCCATCATTTCGGGCACCGAATAGATCCGCCGCAGCGGATCACCGGGGGCGCGCGTGCGCGGGGGCTTGCCGGGCTTGCTCGGACGGTTGCCGCTTTTTGTACGATCGCGGCGGATCGAGCGAATCGCGATCTTGCGCACGAGCAGGCCGGCCTTCTTGGCCGGGCTCTCGGCGATGCGGCGCCAGCGAATCTTGACCACGCGCCGATCGAACGTGGCGAATCCCTTGGTGGCAACCGCAAATCCCATCGGAGCTCACTCTTTCCTCGGCTTGCGTTTCCGCCCGCGCTTGCCTCCCGACAGGCCACGGAAAATGCTTTTCAGATCGCCGAAGTTCTCCGTGGTGATTTGCAAGCCGTCGCGTTTCGCCTTCGTCTTGCGCAGCGGGTGGCAGTCGGCGGCCTGCAGGAATTTGAGCTTGCTGTGTTTGTCGAGCGCCTGGGACACCAGCGCCATCAGGTTGTAAATCACTGAGTAAGTTGCGGCTGTGTGGTCCCAGGCGTCGAGTAGTTTTGTGTCGTGGTAGATCAGGAGCTGGCGGAGCGTGAGCGGCCACCACGCTTCGGGCGTGAGGCCGGCGGTGGCGCCGAGCTCGTAGATACGATCCCAAGCTCGCTCTTTAGCTGTGCGAACCCGGCGGTCAGTTCCGTTTCCAGCATCGCGTCCAGGCTGCTCCTCAGCGTTTCGCTCTCGGCCGTCATCATCGTCGCGACCTTCTTGCGGGCGTGCTCGTGCGTCTGGATCATCTGCAATAAGCCGCTCGCCAGGTCCGGGAAAAAATCACAAAGCGACCCCCAGAACGCTTGCTTCATCGCTTCGAGTGCGGGGCCGTGGAGGGCTTCGATGAAATCGAGCTCGGTGAACCCGTCGCGCGTCGCTACTTGCGGCTGCACGAGCGCCCAGACGACCGCCGCGACGACGGAGTTTTTCGAGACGAGCGCCGTCAGAAACTCTTTGGACGGCTCCGCCAGGCACGTCTCGCCCTGGAACACTTCGGCGAAATCGGAAGCGTCGACGCGGTTCACGCCGCCGAGCGTGAGGGTGGTGTCCCACACGTGCCCGTGGCGGTCGGTGAATTGAAAGCGGCCAGCGTTCGGTTCCATTTGTCCCTCCAGACAAGAGCAAAAAAAGATGAAACGACCGGGGCGATTACTTCGCCGCCGGCGGCGGGTCGACGGGCGGCGCTGCCGCAGCAGCATCCGGCTCCTTCGCCGGCGGATCGATTGGCTTGGTCACGCGCGGCCGCGGCGCTTCGCGCGGCGGGAGGGAGACCGGCGTTACCGCGGCCGGCGCGCTTCCAAGTTTTGGACCGCGGGCCAGCGAGTCGCCCAGTTCCTTGGTCAAGATGGTGTCCTCGCCCTCGCGCACGCGGCGCTTAAGCACCGCGCGGTTGGTGGCGAGGCCCAGCATGTCGGTGCGATCGACAAACAGCGGCGCATCCCCCTCGAGCCCTTCGACGGCTCGCGCGAAGATCCACGCCGAGGGATGATCGGCGTTGGCGGCCAGCGCCTCCCGCACCTCATCCGCCGTCACGCGTACGCCGCGAATCCGGCGCACCGGAAACGGCTCGTCGGGCGCGCCATCCTGTAGCCGATCGATCAAATCCTTCAGAGCCATCATTCCCTCCCGCTAGTTTATGAGCCTATGAGTCACGCCGTCATATCCGCCGCCGGCGGTGCGCGCGCCGCTAGTCGCCGGAACCCTCGACCACCATCCACGAGGGATCGACTTCGGCGCCTTCCTCGTCTACGTAGTAGGCGTGCTGCGCCACCACGTCGTGGCCCGAGACTTCTTCGAGCGGTTGATCCCAGGGGAACTGAGTCAGCAGCGCCGCAAAGCGAAAGCCTTCGGTGCCATCGTCGGTGATCGCGCCGTTGCAGCAGGCGTATTCGCGCGCCGTGCGGGCGAAATAGTCGGTCCGTAGCGACGTGAACATCGCGGCGCCGAGGCCGTGCACCACACGCACGTTGAGATTGAAGGCGCCGAACAGCGCGGCCAGCACCTTGGCCCAGATGCTCGCGCGGCGTTTGAGCTCGGCCGTGCCGAGCTCCATGCCATCGAGCGTGACGTCGCCGATCTCGCTGATCTCCTGCCAGATCGGCGTCTCGGTGGTACCGGAGTTGCGGTACAGCTTCATCTTTTGGCCGACCTTCGGCCCACCGGAAAAACTCGACATGATGCTTACCTCAATCCCACCTTGTAGTACGCGGTAAAGTACGCCTCGAATGTGCTGTGTTGCCGCAGGCCGGCGTAGCTGAAGGGAGTCCCGTTCTCATCGCGGAGCGGCTCGTTGCGGAGCCAGGCAAACCGCTCGTGTTCGACCAGGCGGGCCGTATCCCGCAGCTCGTCTTCCAAGTCCTCGTAGCGATCGAGCTCCGCTTCGTTCTCGGCCGGGCTGCCGGCGGTAATCAGTTTCTGGAGCGCGATCTGCACGGGCACGTCGCGGGTGAACGCTTTGCTGCGCGTGATCACGTGATCCGCGGCGGCCAGGCCGACGATCCAGACCTTGCCGCCCGGCGGCGCTTTGTCGATCGACGTGAGTGGTTGCCGCGTGATCTCCAGTTCAAAATCGTTGATGGTAAAACCGCCTGCGCGCTTCCTGGCGAGGATCGCGTCGTACACGAGCTGGCGGATAATGCGGTCGGGTTTAGCCATGCGTGCGGGGCGGGATCACCTGGGAGTGCACGCGGACGGCCGTGCGCCGGGCGGACGTGTACCGGAAGGGAGCCACGCCGTTCAGCGGGATCACCTGGCATTTCACGACCAGCGCGGTGGAAGTCTCTTTGTCGAGCTCGTCGATCTCGTCGCCCTCGGCCGGCGAACCGAGGCCGGCGAGCTTCAGGGGCTCGACGTCGATCACGTAATCGCGAATCCGGCTTTCGAGCGCCACGCCGTAGGCCGCCAGGATCTCGGGCGTGAGCTCGTAGACCGTGGCGGTGGTTTCGGCGGTGAGCGCGCCGCGGCGGTACACGATGGGGACGTGGTTCACGGCCCGCATCCGCGTGCGCAGGTGCTCATGGCGCTCGCGCGCGTCGTACACCACGGCTGACCCTCCCGCGCCGAAGCGGCGCGACTATTTCTCAAGAAATGAAAACGCTACGGCGGGGACTAGTTGCTCTCCTCGTAGCCGCGGGCCATGTTGATCCGCGTGAGCACGTAGTCGTCGTTCGCACCGGCGCCATTCTGGTCCACGCAGACGCCGAGCTGGCGGTCCGACGTCCCGTCTCCCGGCGCCACGGCCTGGCTGAGCCCGGAGTCCCACTCCACCAGGCCGCCGAAGGCGAACGTGGTGCCCGATTTTTTCTTCACCTTGTAGATGCCCATGATCTCCAAGGCGCCGCGGCGATTGGCCTGGATAAACTCCGTGGCCACGCAGACCAGGGCCTCGTGGCCGGCGCCGGCGAACACGAAGCTGCCGGCGGCGACGTCCGCGTTCGGCGTGTAGTCGATCCGCTGCTGCAGACCGTGCGAAAAGATCGCGTGAACTGTTTGAGCCATGATGTGCTGCTCGCGTGCGTAAGGTTATGAGGTAGGTGCGGCCGGACGGCCGCGTGTCAGATGGGAAAACGAATTTGGGAAGCGGGATCCTACGCGCTCTCGGCGTCGCCGCTGCTCATCACGGCGCCTTGGGTGTCGCCCTGGGCCACGCCGATGTGGTGATAACCACGCCACTGCATGCCCAGCGTGTCGAAGCTCGTCTCGCTGCTCTCGATGAACGGCACGATGCGGCCGTCGACGGCGCCCAGGATGATGGCCGCGGCCAGGTTCGGGTTGCCGAACAGGAACCACAGATCGCTGGATTGGCCGCTGATCGCCTGGCCATCGGGCGTGCGGATCGCCGTGTTGTTGAGGTACGGCGTTTTGACAACGCGGTATTTGCCCTTGTGTGGGTTCTCCTGGAACACCTGGCTGCCGTTGGTGTCGCTCGCGAGCAACGCGCTCTTGCCGAAGATGTCGCTGGCCAGGACGCCGTCCTGCGTGCCGCAGAGCAACCGGTCGGGCTGCGAGACGATCGGCTTGCCGCTCGCGCTCACCTGGTTCATGAAGGTTTCTTCCGCCCGCGAGATACCGCCGATCGACAAGTCGTCGTCGATCAGGTTCTTGTTGTCGGCGTGGAAGAAGCTGCCGCTGTTCGCCAGCAGCAACGTGTACACGGCCGATTCGATCGCCCAGGCGCTGCCTTCCACCAGACCGGTGATGATCTGCTGGAACGCGTCCATGTCGTCGTTCCGCTGGTGCTCGCGGGTAAGGGCGATCAAGCGGCCGAACGTTTCGGCCTGGACGGTTTTCTTGCTGTCCGTCAGACCGCCATGCTTCAGCTCGCCGCTCGGACCGACCTTGAGGTAGCCCAGGTTTTCGTCGAGCCGATAGAGCGTGTGCGGCTTGAAGTCGGTCAGATTCTTGATCCGCACGATCTCCTGCCACGTCGACGCCTGCATCGCGAACCGCTGCTCGAGCAGCTTGTTGGCGACGTTCTCGAAGATGTAGTTGACCGTCAGCGTCGAGAAGGGGCCGCTGGCGTCCAACTTGCGCCGCGGACCGCCTTGCAGCTTGATCGCGGCTTCGACGTAGGCCATCGCAAAATCGTTGCTCTTGCGGTTGCCGCTATACGGCGTGCCCTCGGCGGCCTGGATCACCAGGTCCATCATGTAGTGCAGGCTCGGGTGGCGAATGCGGCGATGTTCCGACGCCGACAGGGCCTTCTCCGAGAACTGGTGCTCGTAACCGTATTCGCGGCCGTCCTTCTTGAACGAGGCCGGCATGCCGAAACAGTCGCGCGCCACGGCGCAGCTCAAGGCTTCGCTGAAGATCTCGCCCTCGAACGGCACCTTGACGTGAATCGCCGGGCCTTCGCCGGCGCCGCCGGGCATGCTCGCCCGCAGTAGCACCAGCTCGACGTCGCTGACACTCAGCCCCTGGCGAATCGCGTTCGCCTTGAACGTCGCGGCCTTGACGGTTTTCGGGTTGTCGCCGTTCGGGTCCGGCTGCACCATGTCGACTTCCGCGTAGCGGGCGAACAGGGTGCGGATGCCGTCGACGCGCTCGCTCTCGGCGGCTTCGACGTTGCGGCGCTTGGCCAACGGGCTGACGTCATCGTCGTCGTCGTCGTCTTCGAGATCGCCGTCCTCGGGGTCCGAGGCGGTGATTTTCTTCGGGGGCTTGCCACCCGTTTTGCCGCTGGCCTTCAGCTTGGCCGCCGCCTTCTTGGCCTTCTCGGCGTCCTTGTACGAAGCCTCGAGCTTGCCGCGCTGCTCGTCGGTAAGCGTTTCCGAATCGAGGCCCATAGCTTTCAGCCATTCTTCGAACATGGTGGGATTCCCCTGAGTCTTTTGAGTAGCGGCGATCTTGGCCGTGGTTTTGGAGTCAGCTCCCAGAACGTCGACGGTGAGCTCGCGAATCAGCGTTTCGCGCGCGATGTAGACCGGACCTTTGACGGTGCGATCGTTCACCTGCGCGGTCTCGCCGGCTTCGAGAAACTCGGCTTCCATCACGCGTGCACCGAGCGAGACCTCGAACGGGAAACCGTTCTTTGAGTCGGCGACGTAGAGCTTCGCCGTCTTCGAGGTGCTGCTGACGACACCTTCGGCAGTCACCTTGCCCTTGCGGCCCGTGGTGATTTCCTGCTTGGTGGTATGGCCCAATCGCAGACGGCGATTGTGGTGCATCAGCACCGGCGAGCTGGCTTTGACGAATTTCGCGCCGGGAAGGTCAACCACCACGGGATACGGCCAGCCGTTGACTTCCATTGGCGCGCCCGTGTTGGCGAGCAACGAGAACGTCGGCAGGCCATCCGCCTTATCTTTTTCGGCGGCGTGGATATCGAGCTTGCCGGCGAACAGCAGTTCGCTGGGCAGATCGTTCTGAGGGCGCTTGCGCGCCTGATTGGCTTGCAGTAGCCTTGGCATACCCGCAGTTTTCGGCCGCCACGGCCGCCGCACTGGGGCGGGTGGTTCATAGCGGGTATAAAACGGCTCAGACGCCCATCACGTCGCCCACGTGCGTAAGCAGCGACGGGTCAATGCCTTGGTGCGCTTCGAGGTGGGCCAACATTTTTTTCACGCGGTCAGCCCACGGCGTGCGGGATTTGCCGGCTGCTTCGATTCGTTCGAGACGGCGGCGCAATCGTCGCACCACGTTGGTCTGCCATTTGAAGTGATGCACGTCGACGCGAGGTATCACGACGGTCCGCCAGAGCTCTTTGCCCCAGCGGCAAGCCTGCGGATGATGCAGCGTGGGCGCTTTCGGCGAAAGCACGTAGACCAGGTCACCCATGCCCCAGTGCGATCGCAAACGGCCGCTGAGGGGAAACTGCCGTTCGAGCGGAAGACGCCCATTGACGTCGGCCAGCTTGCCGCCGGCGGCGACTCGATCGACCCAGTTGCCGGCGACGAAAGGATAGTTGCTTTCGATCGCCCGCCAGACGAACTGCGGCCGAATCGCGGCAAACTCGTCGAGATCACAGAAAAAGGCCCACTCACCTTCGGGGTGATGCTCGGCAATCGTCTTCTCGCGATGCTTGGCGCTGAACGTTTCGGAAGCATACAAGCCGATCACTTCGCAGCGGCCGGCGACGGCCGTGATCCACGCGGACGCGCGCCCAAGGTGCTCATTCGTGCCGTATACCAGCAGCGGAAACTCGGTGGCGCCGAGACGTTGATAGTGCCGCACAAAGTACGGCAGCAACGCATCGTCGCCGTCAAGAATCGTAACGTAGGCGCGCATGGATCAGCCCCTGAACCCGATCGGCACGCGGCGAGAATCATCGGCAGCGAGCTCAAATTCTTGCAGGAACCCTTCCATACGATTCCCGCCGCTCCACCACGCGACCTCGTACTCTACCTGGAGAGGCTTTCCGACGAGACGGATGGCCCTGATGGTCCCTGTCACGTCCTCGGCGAGTATTACCTCAGTCCCCGGTGGGAGAACACTAATCGCCTTCGTCATCGTCGCCCCCGTCGTTGTCGGCCGAGTTCTGTTGTTGCTGCATCAGCAACTGTTGCTGCTGCATTTGAATTGCCGCCACGCTCCCGATCGGCATGCCGATCTCGTCGCGGAATTCGTTCTGTTCGGTAACGTCTTCCTGCCAATCTTCCACCGAGCGGTTGTAGTAACCCTCTTGAATATCGCGATCGGTGATATGGCCGGCCTCATGCGCGATCTTGAGCGCCTGTGCTACCTTGGCCGGGTCGGTATGGTCCAGGCCAATTCGATCCCACCGATCGCGATGGCGCGGCACGATCGGGCCCAGCGCGAGCGCGTCCTGCGGCAAGTAGCGTGGGATCAATCGCGCGTACGCCCACCACTGCGCGAAGTCGGGATCGAGCACCATCTCACCGCAGCTCAGCCGCTCGGCTTTGCCTCCCTCCTTGTAAATGTGCGTGTCGACCACGGCCGTGGCCATGTTGCTGTCCTTGCTGGAGCCGGCCGCGATGTTGTACGGCACGAGCAGCGGGCGGGCGATCTCCCGCAGCACCGAGTTCACGAACGGATCGTAGGCGATCGTCGGCTGCCCCTGGTTGAACTGGCCGAACTTGTAGCCCCAGGGGAGCACGGTGAACATATCGTGCTCGATCGGGATCGTGTCGAACACGTCGTCGGTGTCGTCGCCGCCAAAGGCACCCTCGGCCGAAGGCATCTGGCTCTCCAGAATCGCCGTCATCGACGAGTTGGTTTCCGCCGCCTTAACCGCGGCCAGCGTATAACGCCGCAGCAGCGCGCAGAGCGGCAGGCTCGGCGCCGTCTCGGGAATGCCACGGTTCCAGCCGCGGGTCTGGCGGAACCAGTGCGTCACGACGTTGGAACGGTACCAGCGGCCGCTGAGGGCCGTCCCGATGAAGATCGACGCGCCCGGGTGCTCATCCAGCAGGAAGTAATCGGTCGGCTCTTTGTTGCGATCGAAGCGAATGCCGTCGACCTCGGTAATCTGGAGCTGCTTGGCGTCGGGCACGCCATCGCTCATGCACTGGTCGGCCTCGACGACTTGCACATTGAGCTTCACCGGCGTGGCCAGCTTGTCGCTCAGGTACATTCGCTTGAACGCTTCGCCGTCGGTGCACTTGGCCACGCGCTGGCGCCACAGCTTCGGTCGGTAGCGGGTCTCTTTCTTCCAGTCGTCGTATTCGAGCTCGATGAACCGCTGGGTCGCCTTCGAGAGCCGCTTGTCGGTGATCTGCGTCTTGGGGCCGCTCCCCGTGAAATCGTTGGCCAGCGTGAGCACCATGCCCGCCAGATACGGGTTATTCTCGATCACTTCGAAACGGCTACGGCTGCGCAGCGTCTTCCGCACGGCCGCGGAGCTGGCGCCATCGGGCGAGCGATGATCGGCGTTGCTCCAGTGCGTGGCGAAACTCGGTCCGTCGCGTGTGGCATCGTAGCTGCTCTTCATGCTCCGCAGCTTGTTTTCGTAGAACGCGCGAACCTTGGCCACCCGCTCCATCTGGCGGCTTTCCAGTTGCAGCGGTTTGCCGAATTGATCCAGAATCATGTGTCACCTTTCGCGGCTTGAGATTGATCTTCGGGCCGCTCCCCTTTGACGTATTCCATCGGTTGCCACCCCTGCCGAACTTCCCGCTGTTCGTAGGAGACGTTGATGTCATAGACCTCGACGCCGCCGGCCTTGAGCCGCGGGCTGCCAATGCGTTCCAACTCCACCAGGTTGCTGGGGCTGACGTCGTCGGTGTTCTCGAGGTCGCGCCGGCCGGCCAGGTGCAAGCAGGCGCCGCAGCGTTCGCACGCGCGCAGGATCTGCTCGGCGAACTTCCCCTGCGGCCGCGGCACGCCGCTCTCGTCGGGCTCGAACCACAGCTCGCCTTCCCACACGTCCGGCTCGAACGGTAAACCGCCCGGACCGCCGAACACGCGATCGAAATGGCCGGCCACCTCGCAAAAGAAAAACCCTTTGTCGGTGCACGTGCCCGACCATTCGCGCTGCACCCAGCAGGTTTGAATCAGCTCCCACCGCGCGCGCTCATCGGGAATCACATCCTTGATGGCCACCAGCAGCGGCTGGTGATGGACGTTCATCTGCGGCAGGTGCATGTTCCAATTCAGGAACCCGCAGCGGTGCTTGTCGCTGGGCCCGCTCACGTCGTGCGTCGGCTTCTTACCGATGATCTGCTCCACGATCGGCCGGTACGCGCCCCACTTGGGATGCTCTCCCGTCTTCCAGTCTTTCGCGGTCCAGAAGCCGCGGTGATAGACCTGGGGCACGAGCTCGCAGAAGATCTCGGCGATCTCCGGGAGCTGCGGATGCAGCAGCGGCTCGCCGCCGATGATGCCGATGATCTTCCGCCGCTGCCGGCGCTCGCCCGGCCGCGGCGGTACCGGCTCGCTCTTCGTCGGGAAGTCTTTGATCGCCGAGAGTGCCCGGCGAAAGCACTCCGGCGACATAAAGAACCGCGGCTTCGCGTGATCCAGCAGGCGCGTGCAGTTCGAGCAGTGCAAATGGCACGCGTTGGTGATGTCGATCATCAGCGCCCACTGTTGGCTAACGCGAATCATGGCCGGGCCTTTCTACTGGAGCTTTTCGAGAATCCCGATGTAGTGGCGGTACCGCACGGCCACGTCGGTTTCGGGCAGGCAGTGCAGCAGCGCGTCGAGGGCCTTGGCAGGCCCGTTCGACACGAAACCATCGCGACCCTTCCAGAACAGGTCATCGATGAGCAGGAGCCCGCCCGGTTTGAGGACCTGCCAGGCGTGCACCAGGTCGCGGAGCGTAGGCATCGCCGAGTGCATGCCGTCGACGACGACCAGCGAGTACCAGGGATCGTCGAGCGACACCTTTTGAAAGAACTCGTCGCTCGGCATCTGGTAGTGCTGCACGCGCTTGCCGTAGGGCGCGATGTTCGCGAGGAACCGCCGCCTGGTCGCCTCCATCGAGGCGGCATACGCTTCGGCCTCGCGCCGTGACTCGCTGTCCGAGCCGCTGAATTGAAACGGATCGACGCAATCCAGATGCGCGAGCCGATGCGTGAGCACGTGCTCGAGCAGCCAGCAGGCGCTTCGCCCCTCAAAGCTGCCGATCTCCAGCGCGTGAATCGGCTGGCCGGCGAGCGGTGGAACGAGGTGCTGCTGCCAGCGGTTCGGCTCGTTGAGCCAGTTGACGGTGAACTCGGGCATCAGGCGGACTCCATTTCTTGAGAAATATCGGGCTGCCAGCGGGCGGTGATCCGGCCGCTCCAGTTGCGGCGGTGCTCGCCCAGGTGCAGCACGTACGGCGCGTCGAGGTAGATTCGCCGCGGGAACTGCTTGCCGAAGTACACGTCGTATTTGGCCGCGGTGGGATAGCTGCCGAAGTGATCGCCCGGCCGGTACCGCCACAGTTGAAAGTAACCCTGCATGCCGGCCGGGTCGGGCATGCGGCGGCGCCACATCCGAATCAGGTCGAAGTGCTCCAGCGGCAATTTGCCTGAGCGGTGCGCCTCCAAGTCCGCCTGGTGCAAGCAGGCGTAGCGATGCACGCCGTACAAGATCCGCTCGGTGCTCGTCGGCAACGCGAGCTTGCCGAATGGATAGACGTCGGCGTCGAGGCACAAGCACCACTCGCCGGCGTCCGGGCGCCACGGTGGCTCCTCGCCAAACCCAAACGCCAGGTCGAGCGCCCGGGCCTTGTTGAACGTGGCGCCGCCCTCGGTCCATAGGTCGGTGGTGAGCACGCCAACCTCGTTGGCCTGCGCGACGGCCATCGTTTCATGGTCCGCCGGCGACGTGACCACCAGGAAATCTTCGCTGGGCAACAGCCGCTTCCACGCCGGCAGCGTGATCGCCAGGAAGTCCGCGTAGTTGACCGAGGGGATGACGATGCGCATTAGTCCTCCAAGACATAAATCTGGACCTTGGCCTGGTTCTCTCCCGAATCCGATGACAGATCTTCGCTCGCCGGATCAACCTGCATGCGCAGCACGACGCCCGGATCGAGGCGGAACGTGGCCGGCTCGCCGGGGCGCATCTGGCCCATCCGCACCATGGCGCCGCTGTGTGTGGGGCCCCACAGCACGGTCTGCTGCGCGTCGATGTTGCGCATTTGCAGCCAGCCAGGCACCTCGATGTCGCTCAGATCGATAATCAGCTCGCTCGATCCGACGATTACCATCCCCGGGGCGCCGCCGCCGAGGCCATTTTGATCGACCTTCACCTTGTCGGCGCCGACGAGGGGCAGCTTGAAATTGCCCTTGCTGCACTGGATCGAGGCGGTGACTGTGATTTCGTTGGCCATTATTGGTTACCTGTTTGTGAAACGCTTTTGGTAGAGGGCCTTGCTACGGCGTGCCCGGCTTTTGAATCCTGCCGCGCCGCAGTCCCCATGGTGCTTTGTCCGCTTTCTTGGCGGCCGTGTAGCGATCGCCGGCGATCACTTCGTCGATCGACCGCTCTTCGACCGTGCCTTCGTCGCCGGTGGTGCGCTTGGGCGCCGTGGTCAGCTCATCAATTTCGTCTGGGTCGATTGGGCTCATGGTTCTGGTTCTTTCAGAAAGGGATTGCTGGTGGGC